GCCGGGATTCCCAGCTGTTTCATAAGCTGTTTGCACACCTGTACTGTATTCTGGAAAGCTTTCTCATAGTTATAGCCCGCCTGGACGCACATCTCGATTCCTACTGAATTTCTATTGTTGACAGTACCGAACAGCCGACCGCCGTAGTTGACGCCCACGTGCCATGCTCCACGGTTGTATGGAAGCGCCTGATACGCTTCTGTGTCGTCCACATATACATGTGCAGAATATCCCTTAAAGTTGCCATCATGCTGTGCTTTTGCATGCGCTTTCGCATTTGCACCCTTGGCATAGTTATCCGTGTTGTGAATTACGATATATGCCGGTTTCTGACCTGCATAGCTATTGTTGTTACTGATAAGGCTTGTGTTGATATTCATGGTATTACTCTCCTTTTCTGTTTTTGATGTCTTGATAGATAATATACCGTTCAGGATGTTGATGATTTTCTGTCCGTAGTTCTTTCCGGATGCCCAGCCCTGTCCTTTGGGATTTTCCTGGATGCCGAGATGCTCAACATACTCAGCGCAGCCTCTTGATACGTATGTATATCGCGGGTCAATACATTTCTGTTTCAGTCCGTCTGTACAAGCGTAAGCCTGCAGATGCTGGATCTGCGCCCTGATTCCTTCTTTCGCAGTTTTAAAGCTGCAGCCTTTCTTTCCTGTGACGTTCACACCTAATCCGCAGAAATTATTCTGATCAAGTGTTACTGCTGATCCCGAAAACGTGAAGTTTCCTGTTTCCAAACAGGACTGGGCAAAAGCAATGTCACCACGCACGCCCTCTTCCGTGCCTTCCGTGATATACAGAGGAATCATCTTTGTGACCGAATCGGACACCTGTGGATTTACTTTTTTGATGTAAACCTTCATCTGTTCAACGCTGGCCTGTGGGGTTCCCATGATCTTTATCATATTTTCCTCCTGTGAGGGTGATCACTCACCCTCTGAATTTTTATATTTTGTTCTTTCCCAGATCTCCTTGACTTTCTCCCAGCCTCCGGTTGCAACCAGATACACGATAAATGCTGCAATCACAGATGCTACAATGTAATACCAGGTTATTGCAGCTTTATAATATGTGCACAGAATCAGTAATGCTACCGGGCACAGAATCAGGGATGCTACAAGGGCAACAATACTGGTCTGAATGTTCTTCAGACCTGGAAGATCTTTGATCACCTGCACGATTGCTGAAACGATAAATGCCAGGATTCCGATCAGGGCCAGGGCGTAAGTTACATACTGTGTGATAGTGTTAATATTCATAGTCATTCTCCCTTTCTTTTGATATGCAGTTCTTCAATTTCCTGTTTCATTTTTGTTACCATGCCATTTCCGCCAAGTCTGTGGTAAGCTTCGTACATTTCGCAGAAATTCTGATATGCGTATGACGGAATATCTCCCATCTTCGTATACTTTGAGTGATACTCAATCATCTGGACGCGAAGCAAGAGCATAGTTCCCTTACTGTTTGCGTCTCGATCTTTCTTCTGATTTTTCAGAAGCCAAACGATATAACCAAGCAAAATCGGCAATGCGATAAGATATGTTTGTGTGAGTATTTCTTTCAATTATTCACGCTTTCTCCGGCTATTGCGCCGGCGCAATTTTCTGTAAAATAAAAGAGCCTGTCACGGCTCGGCTCTGATCTTCATAAATAAATCCTTTCTATCCTTTCAATCAAACACTGTTATCCTTATCTTCGAAAACATCTTCCGCTCCTTCGAACTCCAGAAGGGTTTTGAGATATTCATATGCTTCCTTGATACTCAGATCGCTAAATTTCTCAGTTTCATAGGTGACAATTTTCTGATAAGGCTGCTGAATTTCTCCCGCGAGCTGTTTATTCCTGATCTCTTCGGAAGCCAAGGAAATCACAGCAACAGAGCAATGACTGTTTACAGTGTTTGATACATACAGGATGCGGTGGTATTCAGTAATCACACCATCCTCCTGGATTATCTTCTTTTTTAATGCCATTTTGATTCTCCTTTAGCTAAAATGTGATTTTTATACTTGCCATGATAGCGCAAGTATCATTATTCACAATGTTCTTAATATCAGTGTCAGTAAAACCATTACTATCAATTCCCATTTTAGCTCTAACGTTTAATCCGTTACGCCCTCCTATAACCGCAGCTGTATACGATGCCGGTTTTATAGGTTTTGAAGCAGTCGAGTTATATATATACTTTCCATTTTGCCGAATCGTGAGCCCATTTATGCTTGATATCGAAACTGGGGTGGACATAATTGGTCGGGATAATGGAATATGAAATATGACTTCCTGTTTATTTGATGTAACATATCCATTTACATAAAACTCCATATTTATTACGTCGTCAGCGCGGTAATATGGTCTTAATGTACCGCTAAACTTACCGCCGTTGGGACGATCCAGTGTATATTCGCCGAATTTAATAATAAAATCCCCTGGCGTTATTATTCCGTTTCTAACAAATGCATAGCCATCATCAACTGCGAACCAGGGATAATCCCCAATAGTATTTGTATTACTTCCAACCACAAGCGGGCAATCTGAATAAGTATATTGCATATTACTGCTTAATGGATATCCTATTCGTACTCGTTCGCCAAATTCAGCCTTATTTCCGATTTGAATTCCATTTTTAGTAGGTTTCATTAAAACTTTTCCAAACTTCAAGCTGCTCTCAATCTCTCCGGAGTTGATATGGAATACCTTTCCTGTGATCCAGGCAGTTGCGTCGGAATCGGGTGTTATGGCGGTGTCGCTGGTGCCTTTAAACTGGATGGAATCGTTGGTGATTTTCAATTTGTTTTTGGAATTGGAATGACCGAGTAAAATATTGCCGCTTTCGAGAGTGATATATTTCTGATAAGTTCCAACTTCGGCACCGTCAACCATTGTGGCTGTTTTCCATTTAAACGCCCAATCGTTGTATGTTTTCACAAATTCAGAACTTATATCCACGTCTTTTTTCAGACCAGAGGCTAACGTGTAAGCATCTTCTGCCGTAGTTCGATATGCCAGTGACTGCTCAACACCATTCGTTGGCTTTGTGTCTTGTTTTGTAAAATTTGGATTCCATCCGCTGTAAATACCAGATATGGTGTAATTTCCATTCCAGTATAGCCATGGAAGATATGTCCAAACTTCACACACATTCGATGCAGTTGCTCGTACACTAACCAGAAGGTCTTTAGTGTTCTGTCGTGTAACGCTTGCTCCAAATGCCGCCGTCGTACTTGCTTTGTCCTGCCACCCATCTTTTATGATGATCTCGGCTTGAGAATTTTGGCTTTCTGTCCCGTTGAAACCGTTTCCGGTCTGAAGAGTAATAACGACAACTGAAGCATCGCCGGCGGACGTGAGTGTCCCAAGTCGAACCCATTGCGCTTTGCCGTTTGCCCCGCCAAAAGAATAACTCTTTGTCGCAATCTTGTTTAAAGCATTTACTGAAGAATTGGCATTATCTGCTGATTTTTGGGCCGTGTCGATTTTATTATCCACATCTTCAGGCGCAGGCGTCCAGTCTGTCGGAACCGTTCCGAACTCGCCTTTCACATTTCGGATCTTGAATTTAATCGGAGATTTTGCGTCTGTAGTAATGATACCCCAGTTCGATGAAGCGTCAAATATATCATACGAAACATCTGTTCTGGGCGTGTACGAGAACCATACTCTTTGCCATTTATTGGCTACCAATGAACGATCTGAAGATTTACGCAATGACGTGTTATCATTGTCATTACCGGTCCCATTCGGCATTCCGTCGAAACCGTTATTTACATCATCATTCCAAATGCAGGCAACTTCAGGATTTACTTCCAGACTGATTATATATGTGTATCCTCGAGGGATGTAGATTTTCTTCACACCAGGGTCGAAATAAATTCCTCGACCCCATGAATTGGAACCAATCGGGGCCACACAAGTCCAGGTGTTTGATGTTTTATCATAAGAAAATGTTGATAATCCATTACAGTTTTTGATCATCCCTACGGGAATTAAGTTTCTTCCACCGATTTTTATATTACCAATCATACTCTCAGCATCTTCTGGAGCTGGAGACCAATCTGTAGCAATGTTACCTTCTTCAAGTTTCAATCCATATATTAAAAAAGCCGTATCCGTATCGCATTCGAATCGACATGTGGATATCGTCGCATTTCCGCTATTGAAAGTTACTGAAACTCTTTTGTAATCGGTAGTGCCTACTTGAGAGTTTAGTATGCTGCCTGACTGTGGAGAAGCATTATCATAAAAGCGAAAGTTGCTTGTTTTTGCGGAATCTTCCCATTTTATGTAAGCAGATAACGTATAATACGTGTTAGGTTTTATGGCAACTCTTTGACTAATATCCATAAATGAGTTATATATTCGTTGAACGCCAAAACCATTTACTGTGGTATATGGAAGGGATGCTAATCCTCGAACTCCATTGTTATTATCAACCCAAAATGTATCATTTTTAGCGTCATATTCTTTCGTCTTTTTCCAAAGATTTCTGCCACCAACTTTCAGATTGTCGATCTTATTATTCGCACTATTGGCAGTGTTCTTAGCGTTATCAGCAGTACTTTTAGCAGCATTTGCCGTGGACGCTGCATTGGACGCAGTTGATTTTGCTGTGTTTGCTGTACTATTTGCAGTATTGGCTGTGGATACAGCATTACTTGCGTTGGCGTTTGCGTTATTGATTGCGTTTGCCAAGACGGGATTTGTCGTGGTTGTGTTTCCATTGCTGAATGTGATGTGTGATCTTGTCCAGATATATTTTCCGGACTCCCAGTTGGGCTGAGTATCGGACCATGAACCACCGGCCTGAGCGGTATTTGATGTTGATTTATACCACTGATCTTTGATGGTGGTAACGCTCACACCCTGAGGACCAGTAGATCCGGGGTTTCCCTGTGGTCCTCGAGCACCTGTCTCTCCTTTGGGTCCAGATGGTCCCTGAGGTCCGGCGGCACCTTGTGGACCACGAGCGCCAGTGTTTCCATATACAGCCAGTAATAACACTGTCGTCTGATTCGTGTTATTTGTATAGTTGATTACTTCTTTCTGCCATAAATACTTATTCGTAGCGTCAATGGAGGGCATCGTAGTCGACGTGATGTTTCCTGCGCTAGGCGCTGTCTGAGATGTTGTCCTGGCATAATAATAAGTTATTGACTTGATACCGTTACCCGTAGCACCCTGAGCTCCGGTGTCACCAGTCGATCCTTTATCTCCTTTTTCACCCTTGATCAGCGACCAAGAATAGTCTGAGTAAGACGTGCTTTCAGTTCCTGTTGTTTTATTATACGCAAAACCAATATACTTCTTGCCGCTTGGATTATCGGACATACCAGAAGTAGGTGAATCAGCATATTTGACCCATGTATAATATGTTTTACCATCAGCGCCTTTCACCCCCTGGATACCCTGTGGTCCCTGAGGTCCTGTTTCACCTTTGGGTCCGGTAGCACCTTGCGGTCCCTGAGCACCAGTTTCACCTTTGGGTCCGGCGGCACCTTGTGGACCACGAGCGCCCTGGGCACCCTGGGCTCCGGTATTACCGGTTATACATACTCCGTTTTCAGAAGGCGTGAATTCAGTACGATCATCTCCGTAGGTTACGAAATTTCGTCTCCAAATATACTTACCCTCTGTCCACGTGGGCTGATTATTACTCCATGAACCACCAACTAATGATGTTGGGGATGTGGATAAATAAAACTGTTCGAGTGTTGATTTGATTGTGTTATCTACTGTGGCTGCTTCTTTTGAACCAATCCGGAAATTGCTGACATTGATGTCCAACATATCCGTCACTGGATTAAATTCCAACGATGAATTTTTGCCTTTAAGCTTAAATATACCATCGGCATACATCTGAATTGGAGATTCTTTCTTACTTGTAAGAGCTCCGTCACCAAGCCCAAAACCGGTGGTGGAAATATAAACACCGCTTGTTGGATCATTAATAGCCAGCTTGCCACTATAGATGGCATTTTGACTCATATCAAACTGGGCAATTTTAGCCTGGAATGCAGACAGATCAACGACATCTATAGAGGCAGCCTGAACCTTCTGTCCGTTCACTTCTGCCTCAGATACGCCATTTGCGATATTAATTGCTTTGACAATGGAGTCCTGACCATCCGGACCGGTGATGATAAGGCGCTCGGTCTTAATCGTACCGGCTACAATAGAATCTGCATTGATAGACTTGATCTTCGCTGCTTCAATCGTCGCATCAGCAATCTTAGCGTTTGTTACAGCTCCTTCATGGATTGCTGCAGTGCCAATAGAGCCATCTTTGAGGACACCTTTTTCAATCCATGCATTATTTACATTTGCAAGGTCTATGTTTGCTTTTTTAGCATCAATTTCCTCAACATTCTCTTTAACTACATCCAGTTCCTTAATAGATGCATACGTGATTTTTGCAGTCTCCACATCTAGTTTGTTGATCATCGCTCTGTCAATCATTACCAACTGTGCGTAATACCGTTCCATTTCTTTTGTCTGCGGGCCTTTATAATCTGCATTGGTTTCTTCTTCTGACAGGCCGACAGCTTCAACTGAATATGTAAGACCGCCATCGTATTCCCAATCCAGTTTCATGATAGGAACCTTATATGTGTTTCCAAACAGATCTGTTACGGTCAGGATATCCCAAGGATCCAGTCGGGGATCTCCCAGCATTTTCAATGTACCTGGCATATAGGAGAAATTTTTGAAAGATGCCAGGATCTTGTTGAGTACTGCCTGTGTCATAAACGGATTTGACAGTGATATGCTTCTTGTTCCAGAACCTGCAGTTATCGAAATACTTGTTCCGTTCTTATTCTCTCCGGTGGCACACACCATTCTAGTCACATTGAAAGCATAATCGTTATGTTCAAAGTTTCCCCAGTACCGTCCTGCTCCTATTTTATATGCTGAATCCACATAGGTGTGTAGCTCGATCTGACCTATACGGTTGCAAACCGCAAACGCCCCATAAAGCTGGGCCACGTAGGAAAGCACTTCCCTGCAACTATATCCTTTCGGCACTTTCATAGATATCGCAGTTAATCCGGTTGTCACTATTGGCACACCTGTGATTTCTGCAATCTTCTTCAGTACTGCCACCGTATTTGTAGTTGTGCCATTCATGGAAAACGTCCGCTCTGTGTTCATCATACGGTCGTAAGCCGTGAACGTGATCTGATCATCCGTTTTTTGGGACTTTCCTGCTGTAAAATATCCCATGGGGATATATTCTGTTTTTCCGTTCACGTCCATACCAATCTGAAGGAGCATTTCTGTTCCTTCAACTACCAGTCCTTTGCCAGGAATTGTCACTTCTATGTACTGTGACATGGTAGAACCCAGAGAAAAATCGTCTTCTCCTTCAGAACCTCCGGTGAATTTGATACTTCGTACGGTTGTGATGGATGTTTCTCCATAGGTGAGTAAACATTTAAATGTTCTGGAATCCTGCTGTACCAAGGTTCCAAATGCAGTTGTTGACTGATACACAGGACCGCCTCCTTACTCTGTCAGCATGAAATCAATGACATCCAGTTCAGCCATGGTCAGTGAATCATATTTCGGATCTTCGTCACATTTCTCGACTACTGAGATGGAAACAGTATGAATCTCCACCTCGGTCTCAATATTCAGAAGTTCACTCATATCCTTCCCAAATCTTTCTTTGTCTTCCATGATATAGCAGTCGTCTTCCGTCATGATCTCACCATTTTCATCTTTCTTGGCGTATCTGCGGATCAATTCTTCCCGTTCCGCAGTGTAAGCTGACGCAGCCTCCTGGACTGCTGCCACGTTCTTCTTGATCGCATACGCCAAACGGACTGGCAAGCTCTTTTTTTTCATAGATACGCAAGTATTTAAAAAGTCTACAATTTCTTTGTTTTGCATTTTCATTGTTCTGTTCTCCTTATTTTCCGATCAGTGTCGCCCCTACTCCTTTGTATGTTTTCACACCGTCCACATAACTGTATACCGGATAGGATGGTGTGTTTGAGTAGCATCTCTTTGTTATCCGGGAATTGCTTCCAGGATCCGTAAATGTCACATTAAAGAAAGCAGGGCTGATTGCTGCATCAATCTTGGCAGCATCCGCTCTGCTTAACATGGGCCATGTAATTTCCAACGTATATTTAATAGCAATAAGATCGCCTACCATATCACCATTCGCTACACGCCCTGTATTATTTGACCACACTTTTTCTTTTTTAATGGTCAATCCCCCGAGGGCCGGAGTCGGCATCGTAACTCCGTCAATAATGATGTCATCTGTCACTTTACCGCCTCCTTATCCAAATACCGGATTTCCGGTCTGTTTCTGATAGTTGTTTCCTTCCTGGCGGATCACCTTAAACAATTTCTTTGCATCGCCTTCCAGATAGATGTGGAGTTCCTGTCCACGATCATTTCTGCCCTGCATGCTTTCAAAAGCATTCACAACTGCTTCAAATACACCTGCCCGGATTCCGGCAATGATCTGATTATTGTTTGCCACCGCAGAACGGTTTCCCATTCTTCCGACAAGCTCCGGTCCGGACTCTCTTGCCACGAACATTTCTCCCATACCAGGGAATCCGCCATTTGCGTACCAGCTCAGATTGAAACGTGGCAATGAAAATTTGAAGTTACCGATTTTTATAGATCCACCTTCCCAATCCCAGTTGATATGTGGCATAGGGATATGGATGCTTGAAAATCCATTTGCAAAAGTCTGAATAACATTCTGGCCAACTGTGTATAAGCTTGGAATTGCGTTTGCCACCTTGCCTGGTATATTACTTAATATTCCAGACAGAGAGCTCCAGTTATTATTCAGGCCGGTTCTCATTCCGCTTATGATATCCCTGCCTTTCGGCGTTACTTTGCTTTTAATATCTCCGATAGCGTTGAAAGATTGAGAAGCGATTTTCTTTACTCTGCTCAGGAATGTTGATTCCCTTACAGCTTCCCAGCCATTTTTCAGACCGGTGATCGCAGCATTTCCTTTCCCACGTAGCCATGTTTTGGCATTTCCAAGTCTCTCTTTTGTCTGCCCTGGGAGTTTAGCAATCCAAGACAGTACAGCTGGCAATCCTGCTTTCATACCATTGAACAGGCCAGATATAACATATCCGCCCTGCGTACGCATGACTGTTGATGGTGAATGGATTCCGAAAGCTTTTTTGAATCCGTTTATGAATGGTTTAAAAATGTGTGCCTTGATCCAGGTTCCTATATCTTTAAATGACTGCACAACACCATTTTTAAAGCCTTCCCAGGTGAATTTTCCAGCTTCTGTGAAATGCTTTATAATATACTTCCTTGCATCTGCAACTGCATTTTTAAAGATACCGCCAATAAATGCGGCAAAACCTCCAAATGCAGCTCCAATCGTTTCAAAAACTCTGTCAGCAATTCCGCTCCAGTCAATGTTTACCATCAGATCTTTTGCTTTGTTATAGATGGTGTCCCCCATGGACCACCAATCCATGTGTTCAATCGCTGAGATTGCAAAATCAAAAAAGCCTTTTATCCCATCGGATAAGGTCTGTCCTATTTTTCCTGTATCAATGGTTTTGACCGTGTTGGTTACAAGATCAGCCAGTGCAGTGCCCAAGCCTCTCCAGTTAAAGTTATGAACTGTGGTATAAAGTGCTTCCAGTCGTGTGTTAAAGCACTCTCCAACTGTTTTTCCAACTACACTCCAATTGGTTGTCGCAATCGCTGTATTCAGTGTGCTTACCAGACCAAAGACGGTATCATGTACGGTTCCTTTGATCAGATTCCAGTCAAGGCCTTCAAGAGCACCATTGATCCCATCTCCGATAGCTTTCCCAAGACTGTTCCAGTGGAAATTCTTTGCAAAGGTATCTACAAATCCAAAGGCTGTGTTCAGTCCCTTAGAGAATGTATTACCAACTAATTTCCAATCCGCAGCTTCAATAAAGCCATTCAGAAAAGTGGCAATGCTTTTTGCAATCTTGTTACAGGTATTCTGGATTTTACCCCACGGAATACGTTCCAGTGCTTCGTTGAGCTTATTGCCGACCATGGCGCCAAGTTCTGTAAAATCACCGGACTTCCAGGAATCTTTGATCAGTTTTGCGAGATCTTTGAAACGGCTCTTGATGGCCGTTGTCTGGAACATATCATTAACGCCACCAAGCGGTGATGTATCCGTTCCACTTCCTGTTCCTCCTGATCCGGAGCTGTCTGAATCATCGTTCAGCTTGTTGATCTGGTCGAATCCCAGAAGAGTGCGCTGATATTGTTTTGCCGCTTTTGATGCCGTATCCGCGTTCTTTGCATTATTCTTCAGACCCGTTGAGGTACTGTTAAGACTTGCAGCATAATCCTGATTGACTTTTTTGGCCGTGACCATGGTGGTTTTGCCTGTGAGGGCTCCCATCAGCTGGCCTATGGAATTTACCACGTTGATAACCGTCTGAATGAAACTGTTCAGAATTGGTGCTACAACATTCAGGATTGGTGCAAAGGCTGTGGCCAGTGAATTTTTGAGCTGTGTCAGAGAAGACATCAGCAGAGAAAGACTTCTGTTTGTTTCTCCACTGTACTGTGCAAGGTTCTGAAATCCCTGCTTTGCGCCATCTACAGCTCCACGGATCACAAAACTTGCAAACATAAATTTTGCAGTCATTCCGATCGTCTTCAGTATACCTGTCAAGCCTCGTCCGGATGTTCCCAGACCATTGAACGAAGATTTTGTCCTGTTAAGAAACGGGATTCCGGATGTGAACTTCTGGATCAGTGCAGCATAAGCACCGGAGCATTTCCGGATCACACCGATGAAGGAAGATGCAACGTTTCCAACACCTCCCAGAAGCTTTGTAAAGCCTCCCCACCCCTTCGAAACAGTTGCTCCTATTCCTTTGAAAATTCCTGTCCCAAAGTTCAATGCCTGTTTCGGAAGAGATACCGGCCGCTTTACATCTGTATTTGAGGATTCCATCTGTCTGGCCTTTGTTTTATACTCCTCTACAGCTATTTTCGCTTGATCAATGTCATATGTAAGGCTTTTCCATTCCTGACTTTCTTTTGATACGCCCAAAGCTTGGAGCTTATTCTTTTTTTCGCGATAAGCATCAAGTTCTTTATTTACTTTCAAAATGTCTTTTTGTATTTTTTGATATTCTTCTGTTGGCACCTGCTGAGTTGATTTTCCTGATTTTTCTAACGATTTCATTTTTTCTTCATACTCAAACAGCTTCCCGCGAGCTTGTTCAATATCGTATATAAGGCTTCTCCATTGCTTGCTTTCTTTCTTAATGCCCATCGCCTCAAGCTTTTCACCTTTTTTTTCATATTTTTCTATTTCTTCGTTTAAACTTTTAACAGAATTTCTGATTTCACGATATTCGTCTGTAGGGGTTTGTTTAAAAGCAGTTCCTGACGTTTCCATTTTGGCTGCAGCATCTTTGTATTCACTGAGTTTTTTTTCAGCTCGAGTAATATCAACTACAAGGCTTTTCCATTGCTGGTTCTCTTTAGATTTACCCGTGTTTTCAAATTTGTTCTGTTTTTCTTGTAGTTTTTCCAATGATTGCTGTGCTTTTGATAAATTTTTCTGCAATTCTGCATACTCTTCCGTTGGAACTTTGATGCCTGCCTTGATCTGGAAATTTTTCACAGGATTCCTGCTGAGCATTTCCCTGATCTTATTCAGAGTATTCCTTACCGGCTGCAGCGCCTTGCTTTCCATCCCCTTGAACGGATTCTTTACTTTCTCAGTTTCCTTCTGGATTTCTTCAACGCTTTTCTTTACTTCCCGCCGGCTGTTTTCCATCCCTTTTTTCAAAGGTTCTGTTGTAGCTTCAATTATCACCTGCATCTTATGAAGTGTGTCTCCCATGGTCTCACCTCCTCTCTTTTTCTCAACAAATTAATGCTTATGTCTATAGTTCCATTCGGCGTTGTACGCCCTTCTTTTTTCCATGTACTCTTCCCACTGGCGGGCTTCCTCTGCTTCTTCGTATGCCTTCTGTTCTTTTTTAAACAATTCCGGATAATAATCCCAGGGATGAGCTATCTTGCCATCTTTGGCAAATAACGCTGAGATATCTACTGCTATGACCTGGGCCTGTATGAAATTATCCATGATCCGCTGCTTTTCTTCTCTTAGCAGCCGCTTTCTTATATTTGCCAAAGTATCAAATATCTCATTTACAGAAAGGTTCCAGAATGTTTCCGCCAGGATCCCCATCTCAAGAGCTACCGGATACAGCTCTGAGAGCTGTTCTGACATCAGGCGTTCTCGATTTCCTCCAGAAGGGATGCCGCTGTTTTCTCCGGTAAAAAACCCGATACCACCATGAGCGGGATCAAAATCTTCTGATAGAGTTCCAGCTGACTGTTCCCTTCATCGATCCATGCGTCATACAGCTTCTGCACATCCTGATAATCAATCCCATGCTCCCACGGTGACATTGCTTCCTGGATGATCGTCAGCATCACGGAAAGCGGCGGAATATCATCGATCATATTCATGAGATTCTGTCTGTACTTATTTTCCAGGCGTCCGATTCCGGAAGCTTTCAGTTTCATCTTGAAGCTCCTGCCGCCTACATTCCAATAAGCAAAGGGCTGTCTCTTTTTCTTCTGTTCCTCCAGATTGACTACTTTTTCCTCTGAAGCCTGTGTCTCATTCTGGGCAGAAGCTCCGCCCAGATCCTGAATGCCTTCAAAATTCATCATCTTTTATTCCTCCTTACGCCGGATCTGTCTGTTTGATCTCAGACTGTACGGCCATGGTCACCTCAAACTCGATCACACCATTTACTCCACCGCCTGTACGTTTTACGGAAAACTGTGCAGTAAACTCGGTAACTGTTCCATCTTTTGTTTTTTCCTGGAAATCCCAAATCTCTTTTTTGTCTGCTGCATCTCTCATAAGCCTGTACGGGCTTCCGGCTTTGCTGTTGTCGTACTTCCATTTGTACTTCATATCCGGAAGGTCTCCAATGCCTTCCTCGTACATCTTGTGCGGATCTGTAAGGCAGGTGTTTTCCTCCTTATCCAGTTCCACTCCGACTTCCGGGATCTCTTTCAGTCCTGGAAGATCTGTGTAAGCTGCAGAGTTTTCTCCAGCTGTGTGTTTTCTGTAACCTAATGTTGCTCCATTTGCTAACATCGCTATTCCTCCTTATCTCCAGTACACGCTGTCAGAATCCATATCAATGATCCCTTCGTAGCGCATCTGTTTATGCTTCATCCCTGACGGATCCGGCACATCTGCACATGCGATCCGTTTCAGGCCTGTCACTTTCATCGCTTCATCTACCTGCAGAGCTGCTTCTGAAGTGCTGTGATTGTTCCAGATATCGATCCGGTATCTTACAAGGGCTTTATCCTCTCTCATTCCTTCAACATCGGAGCTGGCTTCGTATACATCGTTCTGCTCTTCGGTATACTGGATCGTTGAGCCCTCCGCCCAGGAACGTGGATAAGCATCTGAAACATTTTCGGACACCGTGCACAGTGCCGCGTACACCTGATCTTTTACATTCTTCATATATCCTCCAAATCTGACGCAAGGCTTCCGCCCAGCATCTTTAAGATCTGTTCTTCGTTATCCTTCATAGCCGGATACAGGAACGGATAGGCCGGATTTCCGCTGCATCTATAGAATCTTCCATCCGGCGTGTCCATATATGGCCAACGGTACTTTTCAGCCGCCCTTCTGTCTATCTGGCTTTCATGGATCCACCATGGCTGTTGAGTATAGACCGGAGTTACTTCCGGAGAGATGCCGGCATGTTTCTCCTGGCCTTTCGGTCCGGTTCCGAACTCTATGTACGGAGCATAAGCTTTGTCTGTCCAGCAGATCCCTGTGACAGAGTTTTCTTCCTCTGTAGTTTCCGCAAAAATGCTCTGCCGGAGTTCTCCGGTATCTGCATGGCAATTCTCAACTGCTGCTGACCGTACAAACTGGATCGCTTCTCCAACTGCCTGCCGGGTGTCCAACTCGGACACCTCCTGCAAAGCTTTCTCCACTTCATCAAATCCATTTACACTCATATCTTTTCCACCTCCATGGTAAGGAAACGATATGGTTTGATGGATATGATCCGATAGTCTGGAAGCTGATCTGCTGCCACATATAGACAAATCCCGTCCCGTTCCTCTATATCCGTTCCATCTTCCAGGATATAATGCAGCCGGCCTTTTTCATCCGTCTGGATCTTATAGCTTCCCTGTATCCGGATATTCCGGATATAATTCAGTCTCTGGCCGTACTGCTCAGCCTGTACTTTTCCGGATGCCGGCCAGCTTTCTCCGGTAACAGAAGAGGCAGCACCATATTCCTCGCTGGTACTGCCTTCCTTATCTTTCTTTACCGTCATTTTCTTATGGAAAAATTCCTCAAGTCTGCTTCTTCTCAGCCTCATAAATCTTTCCTCCTACTCTGGCCAGGCGATACCGGTTCAGCGTGTCGTAGATCTGTTTCGGCGCATCCTCAAAAGTATAACTCTCTCCACCCTCGCTTCTGGACTTTTCCCCCTCTGTTCCCATCCGGTTCAAAGCGATCACAGCAAGATCCCGGACTGCCTTTTCCAGCCCGGTCCTTAACTGTTTGCGATTGGTGTAGGACAGCACGAAAGCTTCAGCTTCATCCAGAAGGACAGACAGAAGTTCCTCATTCTTTTCTCCGGTCAGGATCTTCAGCTTTTTGATATCTTCTGCTGATGCCATCGTATCACCCTTTCAGGATTGCCAGAAGGTCCGCTTTTGCCAGGGAGGAGACACCGGTCAGTCCTTTCTCCTTTGCAAGAGTTTTCAGTTCTTCAACTGTCATATCCTCGATATCCTTACCGATTTTCTCTTCCGGTACTGTGTCTGGTGTGGCTTTTTTCATCGGTGTGAAGCCATCACTGATCAGCTTTTCTGCTGCAGATCCTTCCGCTTCTCTTTCTACATTTTTACGGATCAGCCTCATACTTTCGCCTCCTGGATGCTCAGATAGATGGAATCCAGTTTATTATCCAGAATCCACATATCATGGAAACGGCGGTAATCCATCTGCCATGCGTTCAATTTCTGGTTTGTTGTCGGGTCGAAGATACGCATGATATCCTGTTTTGTGACAGCGATTGGCGTGGTTACAGGGCAGATGAAAAAGTTCAGGTTCTTTGCAGATGTTCCTTTTTCATATCCGCCTTTTTCCTGGCCACTATCTTTACCGTTATTGATCTTGATAGCTGTGTACATACGGTTGGAAGGTGTGGAAACCAGCGGTACACCATCTACAGAAGGAACCTGTGTCTGAATTCCGCCTTTAGAGAAGGTCACTGCAGTGATCTTGCCCGCAAGTTCCAGTTCCAGCTCCATAATAAAGTCCGGTGTTGCCTGGCAGATAAGAGCTCCGTTATAGTTTTCTCTTACCGCTTTGATCCCTTCTTTCAGCTTACGCAGAGCAGATGTAGAAGCAGTTCCCGGTACATAAGATTCTCCGATCATTCCTGCTTTATCTGCAGTAAGTGTTTCTGTGGCCAGCTTGCTGATACGGTACGCATCGATCTCCGGAACTACCTGTGTCCTCTGGAACTCTCCCATAACTGCACCGGCAGTCGGGATAAAGTTTGCCTCGTTGATATCCATCGGATCCAGCTGGAAGAGACGGCCACGGTCCTGTGTCATTTTTCTGGTCTCGTACTCCAGGGTAACGGAGCCGCGCTGGTATCCAGCCTCACGGTCATAGTCGCCCATTCCCTGAACGCTCATTTTCGGGATCTTTACTTCAGATCCACCGTTATAGATCACCTGGCCGGCATTGGCATCCATCCAGCCGGTGGTTGCTTCCTGAACAGCGATCTTATCAAGCTGTGTCATAAATAAGGTTGCTGTTGCTAAAGTATTGATTGCCATTGTTTATTCACTCTCCTTTAAAAAATACCCATCATCGCATTGTATACCTGCTTTTCAAGGGCTTCCTGTGTGTTTGTTTCTGGTGCTTTTTTCGGAGGCTTGCCGCCTTTCAGCTTCTCATCGACTGCTTTCTCAACTGCAGTCTGGAACGCTTTTTTGACGGTTTCCATGGATTTCTTGCAGGCATCTGCATCTGTATAATTCAGTACTTCTGCAAGCTCTACCGGAAGTCCTTCGTCTGACAGGTTGTTCTTTGCTTCTGCCATGAGCTCACTTCTGGTTACTGCTGCCTCCCTGTCGGAAAGTTCCTTTTCTTTTTTATTCTGCATGTACTGCGCTTTTTCTTCCTTGGTCATCTTGGCCAGCTTCTCAGCTTCGGAAAGCTTATCATCCGTCAGTGCCTGCCACTTCTCCTGTGCGTTTGTCACTGCCGTATTGACTGCCTTCTGGACACGTCTGTCAAATTCTGCCTGATTACTGCCTGTTTTCAGGAAGTCATCAAAAGATGGAGGATTATCTCCTTCGCCGCCCGTACCTTCTCCGGATCCGCCGCCATTGCCCTCACCGGCCCCAGCACCGTCTCCGCCTTCTGCGAATAACTGCAGGTTCATTGGAACTTTACACATTGCTTTGAATACTCTGTTTCTCATATCTTTTCCTTTCTGCCCAGCCTATTCGTTCTCACGCCCGGGCCATTCAGTTTTTGGAATCTGCTTCTTTAACGCCTAGCGGAAAAAGGCATAAAAAATAAGACGCTTCACCCTGCGTCTCACCGGGAGATAATTGGATCACCTATTCCTTCCCTTTGGCTGCTGTCTTTGCTTCACTTACCATCTCAGCAACACCTTCGCTGATCAGATGTGCCCCTCTGTTTTCTGTTACTTCCAGAACAGTTCCCTTCTCGACGATTTCTTTCAAGCAGATGTCGCTGTATCTTTTGATGCATTTTACTTTCATTCTCTTCACCTCCCCTCCGTTGCGCCGGCGCAATTACAGTTTAAAGCACATGTTCTGAAACTTCTTATAAGCATCAAGGTATAACTCGTGCTTATCTCCGTTATATGTCAGCTCATAATACATTCCATCCGGCACAGTCGTGCTCAGAAGTGCTTTACTGTTCTGTAATGTCTTACAACTCCATACCACGTACACATCCTGTACTGTGATCTGTTTTCCATCGGTCTTATCCATATGGGAGTTTGTATATTCAGCTACTTTCGCCTTACAAAGCCTTAAAAATTCTTCGTTTTTCATTCTCTACTCCTCCGCAAAAATCCAGTCTTCCGCAAGCATATCTGCCTGAGATGCAAGCCATCCCATCTGCACACCAGATGTTCCTACAAAAGCCACTGCCATGTTGCCAATAGCATTGTGCTCACAGTTTACAACTTCGCCATCTGCTGCCTTATAATAAATCCCAGTTGCAAGCTGAATGTACTGTTTTTTACCATTCCATCCTTTACGAGCTACTTTGGACCCTCTTTTCAGGTACTTGATAGCTTCCCCGAAAGAAAATGTTGCTTCTCCGCCCAACTGCGGACAGTTTACTTCATCTGCAATGATCCATTCATCAGAAAGAATATTCTGAAGCGTATATACAACGCTCTGGGTTTCCCGGATATCCAGTTCCTGTCCATCTTTTGTGTGCATGATGATTGTTTCTTTCTCTGGACTCCAATACCAATATCCTCCCCAGGACGGTAATTTTGCTTTACTTCCTGCTTTCATTGCCTTTAATGCTTCTTCAAACTTCATTTCTGATCCTCTCTTTCTTAAAAATGGGTATAAAAAGACCACCGGCCATTTCTGACTGGTGGTATCAGTTGGTCTGATAATAAATATCATCCCTTATTGATTCAAGCATATATGTTTTCGCTGATGGCTCATAATTTGCGTCCATCCAATATACCGACTCATCTTCCACAAAAAGCATAAAATCAATTTTGGTATCCACATCTACTTCAAATACTCCATTATTTTCACAATTCAGTACTCTCTGAACCAGCTCATTGTCAGGATACATTTCTTTAAGAAATTCGATCTGCTCTTTTTTTAGTTCAAATCTTCGCATTTCCATTTGCTATTCTCCTTACATAGTCTGCATCTGTTGGATTGCATTGAATCAGAATCCCCGTCTCAGGATCTAATGAGACTGTTCCATGTCTGCCAATATATTTCTGGCTTTTTCTTGAATCAGGATCCGTTCTCGTAGGAAATACTTTCGCCGGATTCTCCAGCGCATCCCGTATTCCTTCCACGGTAACTCCTGATCGTGATCTTCCCGTTTTTGGATCTTTCATGGTTCCGATTACTCTGTCCATGAAATGTTTACTCTGTCTGGTTACTGCTGTTCCCTCAGAAGTCTTTATACCAACAACTTTTTCATTGATTTCATCATAAATCTTCTGATAATTCTCGAATCCAGATAACGGAGATATCGTGCCTTTATCTACAGAACGTGCATAAGTCCTGAGCATTTCCCACTTCTCAGGTTCATTATACTTCATTTCCTGGAAGTCTGCAAAATGTTTCGGCATGTCTTTTCCAAGAAGTTCCCGATACCGCTCATACTGCTTCCGGTCTGACGAAGCGTTCTTGACTGCTTTCTCCTGGGCTTCTGCTTTTAGATTTCCTTTGACGTATTTCTCATACCACTGTTCATAGGTCATATCCGCAGGAACCATCTCTGTACGCCCTGTTTCCGGGTTGTAAGCACTTCTTTTCATGTTCCTGAGGATTTTATCATCTATGACAGAAATCGTTGTAGAGCGGCAATATGGATGCATGGGAGGATAGTTCACTCCGGCTTTCCGGTCTTTCACCGAAAAAACCTTTCCATCCAGTTCCCGACAGATCTCACTGGTACGAAGATCCAGCACTGCCACATAGCGATAATTCTTGATCCCGCAGTCAATATAACTCTGTGCAGTCAATTCTCCTGCCATGTAACAGGATTCTGTTCTTACCAATCGCCTGGCCTGCTTTGCTCCCCCTCCGCACTGGGCCTGGATGGATTCCTCTGTTTCCCGGTCTGTCCGGCCGGTAAGGAGACTGATCAGCAATTCATCCTTCAAGGAATCTGCAAGCTGCTGTGTGTTCTGCCAGATACGGTCTGAAAAATGTTTTCCGGACCATTTCATCTGCAGAGCCTGGTCGATCTGTTTCCTGCTCACATGAGAGAAGCTGAATGCCAGACCGGTTTCTTTCTGCATGTTGTAAATGGAATGATAATAGGCTTTTTCTCCAAGCTGTTCCAGAAGTTTGGTATCGAACTGCTTCTCCTGCTGGTATACCTGCTGCATCACCGTATCTACCTGCGACATGAGATTCTGCAAGCGTTCCATTCTTGCACGGTACGCCGGAGCTTCCAGCTGTTTCAGAATCTCACTGTCCTTTTTCCGGTTCTGGAGTTCCTGTTTCAGCTGATCAATGGAGTTTTTATCCTGTATGGAATTTATGATCTGCCAGGCTTCTGTTTCTGACAGACCATATTTTGTCATGAACTTCTCAAAGATATCTCTTGCGGCATATTCCAGCTGGAGAGAGGCTTTCCGGTATACTCTGGAAATGAGATCTGCTGTCTCTTCTGCATCCTCCATAAACTGATACATATCCCAGGCAGACCTCTGTTCCCAGTATTTTCTACGCATCTACTTTTTCCTTATCATCGGGATCCTGCTCCGGTGGCGTATTGTCCTGCAGTCCAAAGACTTCCTGCTGCCGCTTCAGATTCTCTTCTTCCTCTGCTTCCAGGGCTTTCAGTTCCTCATCCACATCATCCACAAACGGGACCTGAGAAAGCAAGGTCTTACGGCTTACCTTTCCCCACAGATTTGCCACGATCTGGGATATCTCCAGGAGATTTTTCGGCAATGCTCTGGTGAACGTCATCGTGATTCCGGATGGATCGATGCTGATTCCGTGCAAAGCCAGATAGTTACAGAATATCCGAACTCTTTTTCTCAGACCTTTTTTATAATATCTGGTCTTGATCTTTGTGATGTTTTCCATGCCCAGGAGCTTGAATTCCATAGCCACACCACTGACATTCCCTCCGAAGCTTTCATCTGACATACAGGGAATATGGGAAAACTTATGGATATCCTGCTCAATGGCTTTCTTAAGGATCTCCACACCGTTTTCATCAAAAGTCCTGGTCAGATACTCTGCTTTGGCTGTGTCCGGCATCTCAAGAACCTTGTACTTTTTAAGACGGGCCTTGGCCTTTCGGATGCTCTCGTCTTCATCCTCAGTGTTCGGTTCGTCCTCATCGGTCAGCAATGTTCCATAGATGGCCAAGATTGCATCAATAAACTGCTCCTTATCGGTCACACGATCGCTCATCAGCGCATTGTATGCATCGATCAGTGGGATCTGCAGTTCAAAATCTCCAATGGCCAGTTTATTGTTCAGGTATTCGATGATCGGGATCTCACCAAGATAATGGGGCACCGCCGGCTCTGTGGTTGCCTGGATTGTATTGTTGTTCTCGATGTCCAGCTCGTACTTATAGTTTGTGGTCACCACTGTGGCAATATAGTGGTCCGGAAGCTTCCCGGAATCATCTTTCCGGATATAATAATAGACAGCAAAGAGTTCGTTTTCCTCTATGCTGTCGTCTTTTACCATGAATGTATTCTCCGCAGACAGGTTCTTGGTCTGCAGGTTGTTCTCGTTTTCCTTCACATAGACATATTCGTAAGCCAGGCCGTAGATGGATGCCTCCAGACCGTTGTCTCCGTCTGTCTCATCTGCTCCGGCCAGTTCCAGCGCATCTGTTAGGGGCTTGATGTCTCCTTCGGATTTATAAGTCACTGGGTTGCCGATAAAATAGCTACTGGCTGTATCAGAGATGTCTTTTGCATGATTGCACACAAGACGGTTTTCCCGTTTGGTCTCATCCAGGATCTTGTGCTTTCCTTCGTAGTAGGACATATTCTTCTTCAGCCGGTCCACCATGCTGATGTGTTTGCTGATCAGCTGGCGGATCGCCTGCTTATCCGGATTTAACTCATCAAAACTTTCTCTCGGTATTGTAAATGTGTATATTTTTCTCACCTCCTTATCTCTCGGAAACGTGCTGCTTTTCTGCCGATTATGGTGCTGCATAGGTACCTCACAGCGTCACAACAATGATCGAATTGTTTCACCGGTTTGTCTTCTCCTCTTTCCAGGGCTTTCTCATCCCAGATGTAAGAAGCAAACTCTTTTATGGTTTCTTTACAGGAAGAAGCAAAGACGATCTTCTCCAGGTTCAGAAGCATTCCAACCAGCCGGATTCCATCCAAAACGTCATTGTTGGCTTTCAGAACCTTATATCCTCGTTTCCGGAGTTCTGCAATAAAAGAAGCGGCCGATGGATCCACGATGATTGCTTTGATCTTGGTCCCATCCAGCCACTCTTTCAGGTCGTCTGCATATTCGGAATCTGTTTTCTGTTTACCTTTGTCTCTTCCGGAATAGTAATACTCCCGGATGCAGTACCATTTCCCGTTGGTTCCTTTATTCCACAGAAGGAATACTGTGGCGTTCTGTGTACCATAGTCACAGGAAACATACCTGTTCCCGTTGATCAGCAACTGATAGAAATCTTTGATATCCTGGACATGTTTGTTCTCATCGAACATGTCGTAGATGATTCCCTCTGCTGCCGCCCACAGTCCCATGATGTAACGTTTAAAGAATACTCCAACGTACATGCTCCTGTATCTGGCCTTGATCTCTTCATCCAGGGACAGGTTATCGTCCATAGTAAAGTGGAGATACAGAATATCTTTCAGACCAGGATCTTTCCCCTCCGCGGCCGCTTGCTGCATCCTCCGGGCAGTTTCTTCTTTTCCCAGATATCCGGTGGATTTATCTATCCAGTTCTGTTTAAACCAGTGATACGGGCCATCCGGGTTGCAGTTAAACCAAAATTTTGAACCTTTTACAGAGCATCGGCCTGTTGCCTGGTTCACAAAAGATTCCGGCATCAGGGCAACTTCGTCAAAAAACACGCCCGCCAGGGTGATTCCCTGGATAAGATCCTGAGATCTTTCATCCTTGCCACCGAAGATGTAGAAATAATTTTCTTTTCCGTCTTTTCGGATGGTCAGAAGGTTATCTGCCCTGTGATCCGTGATGGAATATCCTCTTGACCGAAGCATCAGCTTCAGCCAGAACAGAACATTTCGCCGGAAGGATCCTATGGTCTTTCCGCACATAGCAAAGTTTTGACCAGTGAAGGTGCTCATGGCCCACATAACGAACGATAAGGACATGCTGATTGTTTTTCCTGATCGGATTGCTCCATCAGCGATAACTCCGTCCATATCGTGAACCGGGGATTCTTTGCACCACCAGGTCAGGACCTGCTTCTGTTTTCTTGAGAACGGAGAAAAATGAAACGTCTGGCCTGTCTGTCTATTGGCTCTGTTGGATTTCATTTTCTGCAGCTTATCTTTCAGGGTTTTGAGTTTTTCATACATCCTCATCACCCCAGACATTCTGTGCTGTTGCATTCATAGCTTCCAGGAAGCCATCATCTGTGGTCTCTTCTGCCTGGTTATCCTGCTTCAGCATCTCGAATTCAAGCTGCATGGTTGCTAGTTCCAGTTTTGCATCGTCATAACCAAACTTATGCAGCATCTCGATTGCTTTCTGCTGCCGGGCCTGCACTCTGGTCAGAGCATCCTCTATGGCCTGGATCTGGCCAAGGATGCCTTCATACTTTCGAAGTTCTGTTAGTTTTCCTTTTTCGAGACCAGAAGTATATTCTGTTACAGACATTCCGCATGGTGCCGAATCTTCTTCAGATCCTGTCTGTGCTTCCAGTTCACGGAGAGACTGGATTCTTTTCAGCATCCGGCGTTCCCTGACTGCAAGAAGCTGGATTTCTCTGAGAAGCAGTTGCTCTTTGTTCGGCTGGATCATCTCTGCCAATGTTCTTTCTTCTGGTTCCAGGGTATCAAAAAAGAGAGTTTCAAACTCTCCTGTCCTGACTGCATTCTTATTTCCCGGCGGGCCAGTTCCTCCATGCCCCTCCGCATTTTTATTTCCAGGCTGTCCGCCCTTCTTTTTCGCAACGTTGCGTTTATTCTTTTGCAACGTTGCATTATCCCATTTATATCTATTTTTCCAGCTTCGGATCGTCCCTACCGGGATTCCAAGCTTTTGAGAAACTTCAATTAATTTCGCTCCAGAAGCATATAGTTTTCTGGCTTCTTCAACTCTCTGATCTGGTGCTCTTGGCAAGCCTCACCACCTCTCATTCGTTTCGTTTTTTTGAAATATAAAAAAAGCAGCCCTTAAGCTACTTTTTTTATTGCATTTATTTTTTTACTTTTTTCAAAAGGTTCCATCATTAACCCACTGGAAAAGTCCTTGAAATATAATACTTCTTTCCACTTATATCTGTCACTTTTATTTTTACATATCCATTCAAATCAATGACATGTTTTATAAATACTGAATCAACAAACATTCCCTCACACGAATAATTTTGGCCAGCGGAAAGTTCCGCACATTGATTATGTCTCAAATTCATAAGACATGACCCAAGACTTTTTCCCTTCCAGTCTATTATTTCTATTCGCTTTATATAAATTGGCACTCGTCCTACATTAGTTAAGTAAACTCTTATAAAGCATTTAAAAAATGGCTCATACTGTGTTTTTTCCGGTATTATTTCCAGTGATCCAACAATTTTTTTCTTATACGGTAATTTTGCAATTGTAACTGTTAATATTAAAGTACACAATGACAATATTACATTTAAAAAGCCAACATTTCCATCACACCACTGAATAAATTTATCAATCAAACTTAAAATGTCCATACTATCCTCCTCATATATTTTTATTATACGCTAAAACGCCCCATATTTCTACAGGACGTTTCGTAAAAATGTATGATGTTAGGAGTTTCTTGACAACAGAGAAATTGGAACGGATGGGTTCGAATCATCGACATACTGAATATAAACCAGCTGCTCTACATCCCACTGAGCTGCGTTCCACTACTGCTGCCCGTGGGTTGGCAGCTAAATTCTTGAAAGGAGGATTCCATCTGCTTTTTCTGAAACCCATTGTAATGATATCACATATAAAGTGTGTCATTCTATGTCATCTTGAAATTGCAAAGAGCTGATGAATGAATTCTGTGTATATGTTTCCAGCTATAGCTCATTCGTACAGCTACTTCCTCCCATTTCAGGCCTGTTATATACCGTAGTCTCAGCACTTCCTGTTCATCCTCATTTTCCATCTGTTTGATCTGTCTCTCAATCTTCTGATAACATCTGGCTTTTTCCAGCCGTTCTGTTTTCAGAAGCTCGATCTGCTCATCCAGAATAGCTATGTAGTCTGACAGATCGGACTGGCTGCTGCCGCGTGGCATCCCGTCATTGACCACGGATGGGAACATCTTGTCTGTCCTCAGTCGCTGAATCTCGTCAAGGATATCTTTTTCTCTTTTTACTGCCCTTCGGTAAGATCTCAGGTATTCCTTCTTTTCTTCGTTTTCTTTCTGGATTTCTGTTTCCAACGGCATCCTCCCCTTTCGATGCTTTTAGCCGGGAACGCGTATGCTCCCGGCTTTCTCTATTTCTTCCATTCTTTTCCTGTTTTTCGATCCCGTATGCCTGTAATCTCCAACCCTAAAAGACCTGCCGTATTATTCAAGACGCAAAAGGCATTGTAGATGTGTGTCGGCATCCTCCCTGCTGACCGGACTGCTTTCCCAGCTGTCGGATCTGGATATCCTTCGTTGTTCTTGTAACTCATTTCACACCTTCTTTCATTTCCGCAAGCCTTTCCTCTGCATCTTCCCGGCTGGCAAATACAATCTGTTTGACTTTCCCAGCTTTTATGTAATGCAGTGTGTTTCCTTCCAAGTATGGATAATGTATCTCTTCCCAGTCTGCCGGAATCGCATTGTCTATGTGTGGGCATCTCTGATACAAAATACACCTGCTGCAGATTCCATCTTCACTGGCTGGCCGACTTTTGCACCCCTGGATCAGTGTGTTATATGCTGACAGCATCAGCTCTGGTGTGATATCCATTTTCTTTTCACGCCTTTTCATTCTGATCTTCTTTCCTGCCGCCCAGTGATGCTCACAGGAATCTTCGTCTTCCACAAGAATCCCTTTGCGGTCGCAAAGACCATCATCGTTGTTGATACAGGTTTTACATGTGTTCTCCATCATTTTCCTCCTTCATAGCAGGCTCATAAGATGTACATGCAAAGCATCGTTTACATTCCAACATTTCAAATCCCCGACACATGCCATTGTTGTCTCGTCCTGCATTTCCGATTTTGTGCTGCACACTACATGTCTGAAATGCTTTTTTGATTCTGCAGTTTTTACAGGTGATCTTTTTTCCGACTGTACAGCCTTTTTTTCTTGCGTAATAGGACGCCCATACTTTACTGACTCCTGTGTCGTTAGACCTCCATCCCATGATCCATTCTCCGCAGATATCACAGTATACGTTTGTTTCTACGGTTCTTTCGATTGCCATTTCTATACCCTCTCTGTCTTCCTTGTGATATCGTAAATAATCTTTGTAAACGCTTTTACGATCTGAAGAATAGCTATTCTGATCTGCAGTGCCATAATGCTTAACTGGATTACCATTTTCCTGATCTGCATTTTGTTCTCCTTTCTGCCATGATCCGGTTGAAATTCTCTACGTTTCTGGTGTTTATCCGGTATTTCACTCTGTCTGGGATTTTCTCTGTGCAAATGCGTTTGTATGTTACTGCTCCGATACCGATGTAATATTGGAATGCCCACGTCTGGAAGTTGCGTGGGAGCTTTACAATCCGGTATCCACATTTTCTGTTAAACAGTTTCTTTTTCTGCCTCCTATTCATTCTCCCCTCCCTGCTGCCCTCAGCATCCACTTCCGGTACCTGTCCCATTCTGCCAGGAGTTCAACGTCTAAAACCTTGCTCAATTTGATATCCTCCGGAATGATCCGGTATTTCTTGTTCACCAGTGCGAAATTGGCTGCTGCCTGGGCTACGTTGTTCTTTGTGCAGCCAGTCTTTTCTGTGACCTGTCTGGCTATCAGCAGGTCGTCAAATACTTGTTTCCCGTTCTGGTCTACTACCTTATACAGGTTCATCCTCTTTCTCATTGTTTTCCCCTATCTCTACCAGGTCCAGATAGTTCCGGCCGAATATCTCCATGAACTCTTTGTGACTGTGCTGCTTTTCAAATAGTCTCTGTGCTGTCCGCTGTAATTCGTGGCGGATCCGGGCGTTGTTGTGCACTGCTTCCGGACCGTAGATGTGATGGTCATGACACAAGTATACTTTCAGGCCATATTCCTCGGAGTTCTTCCGGTTCGGCCCTCCGAATATATGGTGCTCATCCAGGATCCTGTGTTCGTTCCAGTTGTCGTGGAGTACTACACAGAGATAACAAGTCCTGCTGTTTTTATCGTGTAGGATGCTGGCCGGGTGGCGCATCCTCTTTTTCTTACTTTTCTGTTTTTTTGGAAATAACATTTTTCAATGTGTCCGAATCGGACACCCTCCTTTCCCCTGCCGCATTTCTGACAGGCTCATGCGGCAGGACTGATGGGTTTATATGTTAATCGTTTTTTCGAAAACACCCTTAATCATTCCAGTGGATCTCTATCTTGATACCTAGCTGTTTTTCTACTTCTTTCGAATAATCATCCCAGGTGGCCAGATCATCCATAAGGTATCTTGCGCCTTCTTCCATTTTTTTCATATAGCGTTCACATCTCTGCTTTCCGAAGCCGAACGCCTTTGATCTTGTTACTGGCTTTATTCAGCTCCTGCCTGGTCACATTCAGGCTGATTCCTGTTTTTTGCCGGAAGCGGACTTCTTTTTCCAGTTCCTCAATTCCTTTGTCTTTTGCTATACGCAGTGCCAGTTCCATGCCCTCTGTACGGCCCTGCATATACTGATCAAGCTTTGCCATTTTTCTGTACCTCCTTCAGGAATTCAACCAGCTCTGTTTCTGAGTTCGGGAATTTGTGATATTTCGAATGGTATGTCCATTTCGGTACGCCCCCAGACCTTTCTGGTTCCGGTCCGCCTACAAGATGCAGGGAGTATGATTCTGTTGGGGTCCACCAGCTTTCTTTTCTTGGCTCCGGATCGTATTCTTCTGCTATCAGACGGGCGCCATTATTGAAATCGTACTTGTAGTACCGTGTTCCAGTATGATGGTCTGTGTACCAGAGCCCCCAAGATTTGTATTCCCTCAGCCACTGTTTACGCTGATCATTGTTTCTCATCTCTGGAAGAGGTGGCTGTTCTGGCTGTTCTGGTTCTTCCTGACAATCTTCTACAAGATTTTTGATAATTCTCAGTCCACCAGCAATGAGCTGATGTTTCAAAATTGTTTTTGCAGGGAGTTTTTCATCTGCAATTGCAAGGTAGCCCTTCAAATCCTGTTCTGCATCGTCTAAAATGTCATTAATAGCTGTTATCGATGGGATTGGAATATCTTTTAAATCTTCCGGCCACGCATCGGGGATTTTATCTGTATTTCTCAGATGTTTTACCATCTCGGCAGGGTCACCGGAATGGTCTTCCTGCTGCTTTTCGTCCAGTGTTTCTACTGCCGGCTGGCAGCTCTTTTCCGGAATCCACCCACAACGAATGTTGCAGTCGTCCGGGCACTGAGAACAACAGGTATATTTTTTGTCACAGTAAGCTGCTGCTCCACACAATCCAGATCCGGATTGGCCTGTGATACATTTTACCGGCCCTTCATCCTCTTTTGTTTCTGGTTTCTTTAACTCCACATCAAATTCCGGGGATAATGGATCATAGAGGTTCTTTGCTTCTACAATTAATCGTCCGTATTTCATTGATACTTTTTCATTGTTCACTTCAATTTCAAGTCCTGCAGAAAATGACTTGAATCTATAATTTACTTTATACCCACCTACTGCACTAAATCCGCATGGTGCAAATTCCAGTTGTACGGCTTTAGCAGCTTCTCCATTGTCTTTGCACCTTCGGCATATCCTCATGATTGTTTTTAATTTCTCTGGATAAGCTTCGCAGAAAGCTTTTACCGCCTCCGACTCTGTAAGTGTAATTGCTGGTTCCGGTGCATTAATTGTGGCCATCTTGACTGGTCTCTTATGTCCGTATTTCCCGATCAGATTCTTAGCTAAGGACTGCCAGGACAGTTCGTGTTCAAATACTCCTCCGGGATTGAAGGTGATCCCGGCAGTTGAACCCTGGTAATTGAGGTGTCCGTTTCGGACACGTGCTGACCCGTACAAGTTCGAAAGCATGAAGATGGTCATGTTCTTGTCTTCCTGGATGATGTAGTTTTTCATGTTCTTGTTTGTGCTCTCATAGAAACGCTCAATCTGTGTCTCTGCCGGAATCTCCGTATCATCTTCCGGAGGTCTGTTCTGGCCGGTTGCTGTTTCGATGGTCATCTGGCCAGGAATACCTTTCTCTGCTTCCTGCTGCCGGTACAGGTCTCTGATATCGTCCAGTGTCAGGATTCCTGTTTCTTCGTATAACTCACAGGCCTGTTTCTGATACTCTCTGTTGAGCTTGGACGCTTCATAGGCCACGGAAATCTTGATCCTGTCTTCTTCAAATTCCGACATCAGCTGTTCGCAGAGGTTTGTGTTGATTGCATGATATCTTCCCAGCTGACCGTTTGACGTTCCAATCAGGTCTTTTAATATATCCCTGGTCTTTCCTTCCATCGGCGTCTTCTCACGGAGTTCCTTCACGAGTTCTTCCATCTTGAGCGTTTCTGTCATTTTTTCCCAGTCGGATTTGTCACGGTAACAGTTCGCCTGGATGATCATGATCTGGCGTACTATATCGTCTTCCTTGCCTGCATCCTGCTCCAGTTCGGAGTGTGTCTTATATATGCATGGGACCCGGCTGAATCTGTCATTTCCTTCATTGAGCAGATCGATACAGCACTTCCGGCGGCAATGGCCGGCTATAACGTAATCCTTCCCATCCCTGTTCTCGATCAGGAGCGGTTGAAGGATCCCCAGAAGCTTGATCGACTGTTTCAGCCTTTCAAGCTTCTCTGTGTTGTAGAAGTTTTCTTCTGACGGGATCAGATCTTTTGGATTTCGGTATACGATCTTCTGGTCCTGCTGCCGGTCCGGGACTGATCTGTCATTGAGAAGTCCTTTCAGATCAAATTTCGCCAT